ATCCTCAAAGCATCGCAGTGCCATCAGAAGAAGACTTTCGAAAGTCTGTTGATTCAACTGCAACGCAACAAGAACTACTGGATCTGCTACACATTTCACGTTCAACGTTGAACGAATGGCTCAGCAAGTTTGGCTATAAATCTTTGCAAGACTTTCGCGATCAGCAAAGGTCTCAATCACAAAGAACAACTGACAGGATCACTAGCTCACTAACGTTGGAAGAATTGAAATCAGCGTATTCCATCGGTGACTCAAAGTCGTCACTTGCTATGAAGCTTGGTGTCACAGTCAACGTGTTAAACAAGTTCTTTGGGCGTAAGCTGAAGACCAGTTGGTCTGCTCTAGTGGTAGAGTTCGGAGGCGTTCCACTCGGCAAAGGCGGTCGACCAAAGGGTGACACTGACGTAGATCTCGATTACCAGGACATCTGTGACGTCATGCAAGTCGGCAAATATCAGACTCAAGTGCAGCTCGCTGAGAAACTTGGTGCGAACGTAGGTGTAATTGTGTCAAGAATCCTCGCTGAAGGATTCAGCTCTTTCAGCGAGTGGCAACAACAGTACCACAACCACAAAGTGGTCTCAGTGCTCCCAGACGGCGTAGACGACGTCTACGACCTGACTGTGGACAAACACCACAACTTTGCTGCAAACGGTGTCTTCGTGCACAACTGCGCTCAAGACGATAAAGGACGCGTGCTTCACGTGTATTCCGACAACCAGAAGCAGCGTGAGTTGCTCGAAGATCTCTTCTACAACCAGTTGAACGTAGAGTTCAACATGCGAGCGTGGACTCGTAACCTACCCGTGCACAAAGACACACCTGTTCCACTATTCGATGGCACAACGATGTTAATCTCTGACATCGCCGCTAAGATGAAAGCAGATCCAACTTGGGTTCCTTGGGTCTACTCTGTCAACGAGAGCACAAAACAAGTCGTCCCTGGTAGAGTGACTTGGTGCGACATCACGAGAACAGACAGTGAACTAGTGAGAGTGAAACTTGACGATGGGAACTACGTCGACTGCACACCAGACCACGAGTGGTTGACAAGAGACGGAAAGAGGGTCAGAGCTGATCAGTTAAAAGCCGGTGATAGCTTGATGCCATTCTATAGGAAATGTAGTTCTACTGACAACAAAGATTTTGTCTCGTCTCTGTTTCTTCTCAACCATAAAGTGACAAGCGTCACTCGTCTGTCAGAGACGAGTGACGTGTACTGCATGAATGTCACCGGTCCAGATGGCGAAGATGACAGACACAACTTCGCAGTGCTTGGAAAGAACGCAGATGGTCAAAGTGGCGTCAGCGGTGTCTTTCTTTCAAACTGCAAATACGGAGACCTCTTCTTGTACTGCGACGTGTCTCCGACGTACGGCGTCGTGAACGCATTCCCAGTGCCAGTCAACGAGATCGAGCGAGAAGAGAACTACGACAGACAAGATCCGCTGGCCACGCGTTTCCGGTGGGTGACGCTCGGTAACAGGACGCTCGAGAACTGGGAGATCGCGCACTTCAGGCTGCTCGGTAACGACATGTTTTTGCCCTACGGCGCTTCTATCATCGAACCAGCACGTCGCATCTGGCGGCAGCTGATCTTGATCGAAGACGCTATGATGGTCTACCGCGTAGTCAGAGCACCAGAGCGTCGCGTTTTCTACATCGACGTCGCGAACATCCCACCAGAGAACGTTCCGATGTACATCGAAGAGCAGAGAAAGAACTTGCGGACTTCACAAGTCATCGACCAGAACACGGGAAGGGTTGATCTACGCTACAACCCTATGTGCCTCTCTATGAAGACTGGCGTCAAATTGCAAGACGGTAGGGTGTTACGACTAGACGAAGTGATCAAAGAGTTCGAGTCTGGTAAAGAACTGTGGGCGTCTTCTGTTGATCTTGAGAACAACCGGATCGTCCCTGGAAAGATCGTTTGGGCAGGACAGACTAGAAAAGACGCTGAACTCGTCAGGGTTACACTTGACGACGGACAGTTCATCGACGTTACACCAGATCACAGGTTCATGCTCAGGGACGGTTCGTACTGTGAAGCAAAGGACCTGAAAAAAGACCAAGCTCTGATGCCGCTGTACACTCGTGTGTCAACGACTGGCGACAAGATAATTGGTTATGAAAAATTTTATGATCCATTTGACGGTGTCGAAAAGTTCACCCACCGGGTCAACGCCAGTTTCTGTCCAAATTCTGAAGAAGAAGTTGAGCAATGCACGGTTCATCACGTTGATTACAGAAAGAGCAACAACAACCCAACAAACTTGAAGCGCATGAATTTTTGGGAGCACAGGAATTTTCACGCAAAACACTGTCAACTGACACTGAACACTCCAGAACGTCTCATTGAGAACGGTAAGAGACTGTCGCTGTGGAACAAATCAGAAGACAAAAAACAGCGTGTCAGCAAGAAAAACATAGAACGAAGTTCTGTCTCTGCGATGTCTTGGTACAATTCTTCTCAGCTTCACAAAGAGCACAACAAGGTTCGTTCGAGTGCTATGAAAGAGATGTGGGAAGATCCAGACAAGAAAGAGTCTGTCAAGAGCAACATGCGCTACAAGATGTCTGACAAGATGTTTGACAGACTAGTCACAATCGTAAAAGACAACCCAAAGCTTGGTCGTGCAAAGATACACGATATTCTGTTGAACGACGAGTGTTTTCTTGCAGGTCTTTCAGGACAGAGCCTGGGTCGCGACACCCAAAAATACAGTCACAATGCTTGGGAGTCTGAACTTGTCAGGAGAGGTTACGCAAAACTTCCCGGATTAAGAGAGTCAATTCTTGGCTACAAGAACCACAAAGTCGCGAGCGTCGAGTTTCTCTCTGCGAGAGAAGACACGGGCTGCGTCACTGTCGAAAAGTACCACAACTTTGCTGCTTGTGGACACCGAGGGTATCATGACAATTGTTCTTCTGAGTCATTAGCAGACAGTTTTGTTTATCTGCACAACTCGACCGACGAAGACTACTTCATTCCGGTCCGCGGCGGCGATTCCGGTACTAAGATCGACACGTTAGCCGGCGGTCAGAACACGGGAAATGTAGAAGACGTCGCGTATATACAGAAAAAATTGTTTGCAGCATTGAAGATTCCTCGAGCTTACCTCGGGTACGATGACATGTTGTCTTGTCTAGTAGGCAATACCATGGTCCCTCTAGTATATGGAAGGGTATTACGACTTGATGAGCTAGCAGAACTCTTCACTAATAGTGATGACAAAGACAATAGTCATGATACCACTAAATTGTTTGCACACTCTTACGACGTCTCAGAAGGAAAAATCGTCCCAGGACAAATAAAGAAAGTCTGGAAGACGAAAGAAGTCACTCAACTACACCGTGTTACCTTGGACGACGGTTCAGTCTTTGACTGCACAGAGAACCACCCATTCCTCTGCAGAGACGGCTCGTACAAGAGAGCAGACGAGCTAGTTCCAGGCCAGAGTTTGATGCCGCTCTACAAGAAGCTGTCTTCGAAACAAGAGGGTGACTCTCTTGACGGTTACGAGCAAGTGTTGAATAATACCACTAACGAGTGGGAGTACATGCACAAGCTAGTGTCTGAACAAGTGAATGGAAAAAATCCAGATCGCATCAAGAAGATGCGTGTTGTGCACCACAAGAACTTCAATAAGCTAGACAACTCGCCTGGAAATCTGCAAGAGATGACTTGGTACGAGCACAGGAAACTTCATGCTCATCATCTAGAACAGACTCTTCTACGTCCAGATGTGATTGCAAAGCGAGAGCCAATCCGTATCGCTGCTCTGAAGTCAGACAAACACAGGCAGAAGAAGTCAGTTCAGATGAGCGCTCAACACGCTGATAAGAGTAGTGCACTTTCGCAGTGGGTTCATGGTGAGCAGATCCATGAGACAATGTCTGCTGTAATGAAGCAGAACTGGGAGAGTGCAGAGTATCGTGAGTTGAAGATAAAACAGAACAGCGAGATATTCGACAGGCCAGAAGTGAGAGCAAAGGTGGCAGGCGATGGTCACTGGATGCGTAAGAAGTACAGCGAGTTTGACATTCAGTGGCTGAAGAAGTTCTGCAAAGAACACAATGTGACGTCTATAAAGCAGTTTTACAAGAATCACAAACAAACTGTAGCGCATGTAAGCCCAGTTGGCGAAAGAAAGATTCACACTCTCTTGAAAGAGAACGGGTACGAAAACTGGAGAGATTTTGCGTGTCAAGTACTTGGGCTGTACGTTCCAAAACGTGGTTGTGACATTGGTGAAACACGCTCTGATTTTACGATTGAAGACTTGAAAAAGTTTTGTGTCCTTCATAACGTTCACAACATAACACAATGGTCGCCGAAGAGCAAATTTTCAGTTGCTGACAAATCACCAGTCAGCGCGTCTGTCATCAACCGTCTCTTGCAAGAGAATGGTTTCAAGACATTTCACGATTTCACGAGCACTTTGAAGTACAACCACAAAGTTGTGTCAGTTGAAGTCGTCAATTTGTCTTCCCCTGTTCCGGTTTACGACATGGAAGTTGAGAAGTACCACAACTTCGCTGTCATGACACCCTATAAGAAAGACGGTAGTGACAATCTCGACAACTGTGGTTCATTTGTGTTCGTCCACAACTCCAAAGCCACATTAGCGCAAGAGGACATTCGTTTTTCTCGCACTATCAACGTGATCCAAAAGACCATCATCTCCGAACTCAACAAGATCGCTATCATACACCTGTACGCACACGGTTACGACGGCGAAGACTTACAGAACTTCACGCTCAAGCTCTCTAACCCGTCTACAGTCGCTCAGCAGCAGAAGCTAGAGCTGTGGCGCACAAAGTTTGAGATCGCCGGTAGCGCACCAGAGGGCATGGTAGACAAGAAATTCATCCGGACTGAGATCTTCGGCCTCAACCAAGAGCAGATCGACAAGATCGATGCTCAAAGATTGGCAGAAAAAATTGTCGACGCTAAGATTGAGAACGCTGGCACTGGTGAAGAAGCTGGTGGGTCAGGCGGTGGCGGGAGCGAATCCAGCGGAGGCGCTGAAGACCTTTTCGGCGGCGGTGGAGAAGAGACGGGCAGCGGCGAAGAAAGCAGCGGCGAGGAGGCTTCTACACCTCCCGAAGAGAACGCCTCAGACACCCCAGAAGAAGAAAAGAGACTCGACGTCGAGCTTCTGACTTCTTCTGACGACAACGACAGTGACGAGTCTTTCAGCCTAAAAGTGAAAGACTCTGACGACAAGAAGCCCGTAAAGCCGCTGACGCAGCTACAAAGGAACAACTACAACGCTTCAAGACGTCGCCACCACGGCCCTTCGACGACACACATGCCAGACTTTCAAAAGATGACTGGCAATTCGAACGATTCTATGAAAGATCCCTACGACAGCGAGTGGTCTAAGTCAATCACGACAAACCCGTTTTCTGAGTCAAGCAGCCACAACCAGCTGAATTTGTCTTACGACATGCAGAAAATGCTCGTGAAGATGTCAAACAAGCTTGGAATGCGCAACGAGTCTTCTGACGTGTTGACAGAGGGAACAGACATACAAGACGAGATCGACATCATGATTGACGACAACAACTTCGCTGATCCGACGGAAGAAGTGTACGGCGATGACATCGACTAAAAACAGTTCAAAACGTTATTCGACATCATACGTATTTGCCAAGTTCTTTGCGAACGAGAAGGGTTGACCGGTTAATGTCAAGTCCACACCAGAAGAAACGAAACGCGGGTTTGTTGTACGAGTTCCTTGTCAGGACTATTTCTAAGGCGCTTATCGAGGGCAATAAAAGAAAGTCTTCTGTTACACTCAAGATCTTGAAGAGGTACTTCAAGCCCGGGACTGAGCTGCACAAAGAGTTCAGACTCATCAATTCTTTGATGAAGACTACGGTGTCAAACCAAACTGTCGCTGGCTCTATCTTAGCTGAAGCAAAAGCCGCAGCTAAGTCTCACGACGTCGGTGCGCTTGACAAAGAAAAGTCTTTGTTGATCCACGCGATCAACCACGCGATACAAGACGACGACTTCTACGACCAACAAGTCAACGAGTACCGCATGTACGCTACAACGCAGACGCTCCTGAACGACTGGCGCAAGCACACAGCCCCAGACTTGCAGAGACTAGCTAAGTACGAAGACGAGCTCGTGCAGTGGCTCGTCAACCCGAAACCGACACCAGCAGACTTCGTTCTGCAAGAAGATTCGCCGGGTACTAGTCGCTTGTTGATGAAGGTCATGACCAAGAAGCTCAACGAAAAGTATTCTGGTGTGCTCACTGAGACACAACGAGCTCTGATGAAGGCGTACGCGTTTGCTTCTGCGAACAACGACAGCGAAACTGTGAAGAAGAAACTCGCAGAAATCAAACAAGACTTGTTGGCTGAGATCGACAGGTATTCTAACACGAACAGAGATCCGTCGTTGACCGGTAAACTCGAAGAAGCTAAGACTCTGTTGCTGGCTGAAAAACTCGACGTCGTCGACGACGACACAGTGACGAGGTTCATGCTTTACGTCAAGCTCGGTTCTGAGTTGACCAGCGAGGAAACTGACTGATGTCGATGGTCGATCACGAGATTGTCTGTGAATCTTGTAACAAGAACGTGACAATCAAGAGATCTGACAAACAAGTTGTCCCGCGGTTTTGCTCTAACTTGTGTAAGGGCAACAACTACAAGTTAACTAGAACCGGTCAGCACAATCCGATGTACGGCCGCGCTGGTCAGTTGTGTCCTGCTTTTGGCAAGATCAGATCTTCAGAAGTCAGAGCAAAGATAAGCCTCGCAAAACAGGGCAAAAAGTTTCCAAAGATATCTGCCGCAATGACGGGTAGAAGACTCTCTAAAGAGTGCAAAGAAAAAATGTCAGCTAGCGCGAGTAAAAGAATTGCTGCCGGTGCTCAAATCACAGGGTTTGCTGCTAAGCAGTACTTGCAAGGCTCTTACAAGGGTTTTCACTTTCGTAGTTCGTATGAACTTGCTTTTCTGATGCAGCAAGAAGCCCGTGGTAAGACAATCGGTACTGATCTGCTGGTCGAAAAAATCAGGATACCGTTTGAATTCGCCGGCAAAAACAGAGTTTATGTGACAGACTTTTACGACGTTGTTACTCGTCAAGTCTACGAAGTCAAGCATTCTCGTAGCCTAGACGATCCATTTGTGACTGCAAAAATAAAAGCTGCTACAGAGTTTTGTACCCTAAACAACATGAGTTTTCAAGTTGTTACACAACTTGATTTGAAAGACCATGTCATAGACAGGAAGAAAGCGCGACAGTGTCAACACGTTGTGCTGGACGTCGATACTTACAAAAGAGAACAACAAGATGACTGAACTTCGTCTTTTAGCTGGAAACAACTACGCCTCAGATAACGTTCAAGTTTGTAGTCATGCGCTGTACACCGTGTATTGTCACACGAACGTAGTCACGCAAAAAAAATACATTGGGCTAACAAAGAAATCAGTAGAACGACGTTGGCAAGAACACGTTGCTTTAGCTTACGACAAAAGAGCGAGAAGCAAGTACAGAAGATTTTGTTTTCAGGATGCCATAAAAAAACACGGTGTTGACAGCTTTGAACATTTGGTTTTGCAGTCAAACATCTTAACGCTTGAAGAAGCTTGTCAAGCAGAGCGTTTTTGGATTGCAAAACTCGGAACTCAGTACCCAAATGGTTACAATTGCACAGCTGGTGGCGGTGGCATCGTGATGACAGAAGAGTGTAAATTACGCCACCGGGCAGCAACTGTTGAAGCGCTGTCTAATCCTGAAGTTAGACAAAGATATCTCGAGGGAATTCGACGTGGTCACAGTACACAAGAATTCATCGTGAACAACAGAAAAGCTCAGAAACTCGCGCAGAATCGTCCCGATGTCGCAGCCAAGAAAAGCAAGAAAATGAAAGATCTCTGCAGCCAAACAAACTACAACTCACCGTGTGCTAAACGAGTGGCACAGCTCGACAAGTCGGGTGATATTTTGGCAGTTTATGCTTCTGCGACAGAAGCTCACAAGATCACTGGCGTGAATTATTCTAAAATCACCGAAGTCGCGAGGGGCTATCGTAGTCGTTCTGGTGGATTTGGTTGGAGGTACACAAATGACTGAACTTCGTCTTTTAGCTGGAAACAACGACAACTTTGATTACGAACTAGTCAAAGAAGGTCATGACACCCTATCGCCAAAGTACCTGTTGAAGGGTGTCTTGCAGAAAGCTGATACCTTAA